ATGGCAGTATTATCAATTTACTTGGATACGAGGAAGAAAAACTCGTCTGATGTATATCCTGTTAAGTTCAGAATATATCATAATAAGGCTTTTTTTATATCGTCAGGAATGTATTCAAATGTTAATACATGGGATAATGGTGAGTATGGGAAAAAAGAACCCAACTATAAAGTGAAGAATATGGCACTCCGTAGCAAATATAATCTCCTAGAATCAGAATTGCTGTTGCTGGGGGGTAAACTGAAAGGTATGTCCGACAAGCAGCTTAAAGAACACCTTTCTAATATTATTTCATTAAAGCCTGTTACTTCATGTGACTTTTTACGTTATTATGACGAATATATCTCGTTGAAGGATAAGAAGAGCACTAAGGATAATTATATAAATACACGGAAACTGATAGTTGAATTTGATGACGCTCCTACCTTTGAGACAATAGACCGAAAGTGGCTGACATCCTTTAACCAGTTCTTGGTGGATAAAGGATATATGACTAATTATATAGGCACACATTTAAAAAACATCAGGGCTGTCTTTAATTATGCTATTGATGAAGAAGTGACAACTCTTTATCCATTCAGGAAGTTTAAAATCAAGAGGGAACAAACGAGGAAGCGGAGTTTGACGATTGATGAATTGAAATTGTTGAAAAATTATCCATGTGAAGAATATTTGGAGTTTTACCGTGATATCTTTATGCTTATATTTTACTTAATAGGCATCAACCTTGAGGATTTGCTTTTTCTCACTAAAGATAATCTGATGAATGGGCGTATTGAATATTACAGGCACAAAACAGGAAAATTGTTTTCTATAAAAGTGGAGCCAGAGGCACAATCTATACTGGATAAATATAAAGGTGATAGATACTTGCTTAATATTATGGATAACCGTAGTAATTATACTAGTTTTACTACTAGCATTGACAGAGCATTGAAACAAATAGGTGAGGTCTCTATTTTGAAAAGGGGGAAAAAGATCAGAAATCCTCTTTTCCCAAAATTGTCCACATATTGGGCAAGGCATTCATGGGCTACATTGGCAGCGGAACTTGATATACCTAAAGAAACTATATCTGCCGGTTTAGGACATGAGATTGGTTCTGATGTTACTAGTATCTATATCAAATTCGATCAGAAGAAGGTGGATGATGCCAATAGGAGAGTGATTGACTATCTGTTTGGAAAAGAAAAAGCCGGGGAATGATGCCCGGCTTATATCGTTGGTTTAGAACCGCCACTTATTTTGGTTATAGCGTCATGCTCTGTGTTTTTTCTTTGTTTCTCATCCTCGTCTTTGAGATACTTGTTCCTTATATCTTTGATGTCGTTTGTCATTCCCCATACTTTGAAGAAGAGAATAATTTGTAAAACTCCGAATATTAGGAGTATGATGGTTAGAAAGTCAATCATAATCTTAGATATTTAGTTTGTTCTTTAATTTATAATCACAACTCAATCTTTAATATTTTCAATATTTTTCCTTATTAAATCTTGTGATGGAGAATAAAAGAAATACCAATTTTTACTTTTCTTATCTTGCATAGATACAATGTAAAATTGTTTTTCGTGTTGCTGGTACCAATAGATATTATCTCCTGTGTTTGTCATAAATCTATATCTTTCGTTCATACTATTATATGCTTTAAGAAAGTTAGATGATGTATCTGAATGTGTATCAATATATGACACAACAAGGACAAGATGGTTATCTTTAAAAAGATAGTGATGGAATATGTCATTTTCCTTACATATAAGTAAATTATTATCTTCTTTAATAATGTTTTTACATTTATTTTTAATGTCTAAGTAGTTGCTGTTAAAGTACAATATTGGAGTTCCACAGAAATTGCTCATTGGGATAATTGTGATAGCGCATTCAGATTTTTTTTCTCCATATGATACTATTAATTTTGTGGTTCCTACCTTACGTCCTTCTATTTCAATTTCACCATTATTGGTGCTTGCATAAGCATAAAAAATATCTTCTACTTTTATATCACACCTATCAAGCTCGACACCTTTTACTTCAATATTTTCAGTAGACTTATACGGAATAGTTATTTCTTTTTTATTTAATGAGATTTCAACATCTTGCCCAATAATCTCATTAGGAATGTAATCAGGATTAAGCCATTTATTATTTAAAAAAAGTTGAAGCTTTTTTTCAAGTAATGGTTTAAACTCTTTTTCATCATTATATTCTTCAAATAATACTTCTCCTTTTATACTTTCTTTAAATTCTAATAATTTTGTGGCTTGTTGTAAATCATTCGTAGAAGATATGTTTAATTTCTTTCGAAAAAAAATCATAACTTCTTTGCCTGCATTTAAATGTTCATTTATTTCTTCAACACTTCCGCTTATGTTTGTGTCAGTTGGTGAACCTAACTTAGAACCAAATATGCAAATGAGTAAATCACTCTTATTAACAATTTGTTCATTAATTAGTTTTTGCGGATGTTTCCCCGAACTTGGATAGCAACTTATAGACCAATGCAGGGGAAGTAAAACTTTGTGATGTGATTCTGTATTTATATAGTTCCATTCATGAACTACTTCTTTCGCTATTTGCACTTCTTCCTTTATATCGGATGGTGCACCTATCATTATTTTATATACTCTTGCAACGAACATGCCGCTTACTTATTTAATATCTCAATATTGTTATCACCAAACACAAGTTTTAATACTTGGTCTTTCTTGTCTTTTTTGAGTTTAATCTGAAGGATAGCTTCAACTGGCTCTTCTCCTATAATTTCTTTTTTTTCAAACTTATCTGGATAAGTGATGACATCAACTACTGAAAGGTTGAATACACTTGCAATTTTCGCAAGCATACTATATGCCAATGCAATCTTACCACTCTCAATTCTCCCGTAAGAGGCTTCGTTAATATCTAACGCCTCTGCCATACTCCGTTTAGTAATCCCTTGTAAATTACGTATTTGGATAATGTTTTTGATAACTTCATTCTCTTTCATATATAATTTAAATATAGATATTTTTAATCACTTAATAATCAATGTGTTATAGCTTATTTTGCAAACAACTTGCGTTTTTGTATAGTTTTACTTGCATAATACGCAAGTTGTTGCTATATTTGCATCATCAATCAATCACGATACAAAGATGCAAAACGGATTGATGCAAATAAATAGTATAAACATATTAAAATACACGATTATGAGAACAAGAGAATTTTTACACGAAGTAATGAGCCTTGCTTGGCAGTTCGTTAAGCGTAATGGCTACATCATGAGCGAAGCAATGAAGGTCGCTTGGGCTAATTTGAAGTTGAAAGGTGAGATGAAAAAGAAGATAGTGAAGTTCTACTTCAAAAAAGTGGACGGTTCCGTTCGTGAGGCATACGGTACACTAAATGAAAAGCTGATGCCTGCCATCACTGGTACTGACAATAGAAAGAAGAATGATACCGTCCAGACTTACTATGATACTGAACGCCAAGAATTCAGATGCTTCAAAAAAGCTAATCTGATGTCAATCGCATAAAAGATATGGATATGAATGCTTACACGATTAACCAGCAGTTGGATAGCCTTTATAAAGATTTAGAGGCTGCCCATAACAATGATGAAGAGGCTGTCTGCCTGATGTTCAATGCTGATAGCAAAAAAGAAGCTATCCAGTTGATAACGGATGAGATAGACAGTTTGGAAGATGCCTTAAAAGGTTTTGAAACTTGTGAAGATGATGGCATGGACTACGATGCTCTATGCCGGGTACAAGGTATCAGCCGATACGCATAATACACGATTATGCAACGCACGACAGCCCTACAGACGGATTGAACGGCAACCGATAGCGAGAATCGGGTAGGGTACTATTGACTAGTTCTTTGAAATTCTGTAAAAGCAATTACGGTGTAATTCATAAGCCGTTTTTGCCAACCAAAGATAACAAACGCACATAAGCAAGTTGGAGCTTGTGAGCTGTGCAATGTTTAACAATTAATAGAAAACACCGCAAAGAATCGTCTTTGAGCAGTGAGCATACGGGTTAGGCGTCCGTACTGTTTTCGACAATATAGCCTGTACTGAACTGAAATAAGGTTCTGCTATTCGATTAGGGTACAGGTACTTATTTAAATTTATACGATTATGAAAACAGTCCAATTCATTTTATCCATATTGGTTAGTATATGCGCTGCCGGTATGCTTTACGGGGCTATCACTACTTACAGTCCTATGAAAATATTCTCTGTCACTATAATGGGTGTTATATGTGCCGGATGTGCTTTTCTAATAAGAATCTCTTATAAAGAGTTGAAATAAATGACAAATTGTAATACCGCTAAAAGGTAGACCTCAAATCCGGCACAAGGCGCATGGGTATGAGTGCACAATAACCTTGTAAACCAGCCGGGCGGTAATTTATGAAGTAGCATTGTTGGAATGCGTGTAAGCAATTAATTGTTGGTATTAACTCATATTCTGATTTCTATATTCATCTGGCTTACAAGAAGTAGGTTCGACTCCTACCTTTTTAACGATGTTTTAAACTTATACGATTATGACAGTGGAAGAATTAAGAGGCATGACGCATGAAGATTTAGTAAGGCGTGTGCAAGAACTGGAAGAGGCTAACGAAAAATTAGCTGAAGAGAAAAAAACATGGTATAAATCTTGGAGTGATTTGCAACAGAAGTTTGATCATTTCAAGAATGCGGTTAAAAGCATTGTTCTGATAATAGATTAGATATTCGTGTTTTATTTTGATGTTTGTACTGGGTGTGCCGTCCGTGAGGATAGTGCACCTTTTTTAATCGGATGGTTAGCTTATCGGTTAGAGCTTCGTGCTGTGCAACCAATTGGCACGATTGAGAGGGGTTCGATTCCCTTACCATCCACGAATCATTAATTAAATTTTATTCTTATGGCAAAAGAACTGAAAGAAAGAACAGAAATCAAGAAAAAGCTGAAAAAGAAGAATGACAGAATCAGCTTTGACTTTAGCGACAAGCTTGCCGGACAGCTTCGCAGGTGTACCGCTGATCTTAACAGGTTGGCAAGGATTGACCGGATAATAGACAAGGAGCAAACGTTGTATTCGGTGGACACTAACAGGGAAGCCGGATATATTGAGGTTATCCGCAATTATTAATCAGCCGACTTACACGATTATGAGGAGAGTTTTTAATGAACTTACACCTGAATGCGAGATTACGGCACGAATGTATGCACAAGGGTATGAGAAGAAGGAGATAGCCGATTTGAAATGCAGGGCTGTGAGCACAATAAACAACCAGTTGCAGAAGGCTTTCGAGATTCTTCATGTAAGAAATGGAAGAGAACTGGCGACCATGCTATATGAGCGTTTGGCTGGCATGAAATTCACTATGGATTTCCCACCAATAGCCCGTTCTGTTATCGCCTGTTGTTTATTATGTGTGTTTTCAATTACGTTTTATCAGGATTTCCATTCGGATATGCGTAGGGCAAGACGGATTAGAGAAGAGAAAATAGAATTTCTGAAAGATATGATATGAAAAGAGGAAAGGTTGAATCCGTACAGAAACTTTGGCTTAATAAGGATGAAGCGATGGCTTATTTGGGGTGTAGCGTTGATTACCTTGATAAACTTAGGAATAACGCCCAGGTTTCATTTGCCAAAGATGGAAAAATGATTTGGTACAATTTGGAGTCGATCAATAGATTTTTGAATAGAATGAAAGTAATATAAACCCTTTAAATTTTACGATTATGAGTCTTATTAAAAAATCAAATGAATTAGTAATTCCTACCACTGTAAAGATGATGATTTACGGTCAGGCTGGTATGGGAAAATCAACAGTGGCATTGAGCGCACCGAAACCGTTATTATTGGATTTCGATAATGGCGTTAAGCGTATGAATATGGCGCATTTGGAAAACATAGATACTGTACAGGTCACTTCATGGAGTGATGTTCAACAGGTCTTGCAGGAGGATTTGTCTGCTTATCAGACCATTGTAGTTGATACAATCGGTAAGATGATGGATTTCATCATTACTTATAAATGTGGCAGCCGCCAACCGTCTATCAGGGATTGGAGCGGTATCAATGCGGAGTTTTCATGGATGACACGAACACTCTCGGGGCTTAACAAGCACATCATTTTCGTTGCCCATCGCGACACAAGAAAAGAAGGTGATGATACGGTGTTTATCCCTGCCTTGCGTGAAAAATCCTACAACTCTATCGTTACTGAACTGGATTTGCTCGGTTATCTTGAAATGAAAAGCGAAAGAGGCGTCCAAAGACGTACCATCACTTTTGACCCAACTTCAAGAAATGATGGTAAGAATACCTGCAACCTTCCTTCAGTAATGGAGGTTCCTACCATCCTAGACAAAAACGGTAATCCAACCGCCAAGAACGACTTTATCACTACCAAGATAATCAATTCGTATTTGGGTATGCTTGCAGCGAAGAAAGCGGCACAGGAAAAGTATGATAAGGTGATAGGGGAAATCAAAGAAAGTATCGAATTTATAACTGATGCCAAGTCCGCTAATGAGTTCGCTGCCCAGATTAATGAGTTTGAACATGTTGGTAGTTCTTTGATGATGGCGAGAAGTTTGTTTGCTGCAAAGGTAAAGGCTTTGGGACTGATATTCAATAAGGAAACTAAAATATACTCAGATGCAGCCTAATGAGATTTGGAAAGACATTCAAGGTTATGAAGGACTCTATCAAGTAAGTACCCTTGGTAGAGTTCGCTCTTTAGATAGGCTTATTAAAAGCAGGTATGGTAATTTTAGAAAGATAACAGGAAAGATAATTAAGCCTAATAAAATATGGAGTGGATATTTACGAATATCACTATGGAAACAACAACAAGTTGAATATAAATCTCTTCATAGACTTGTTGCCGAAACGTTTATTCCTAATCCGCAAAATTTACCATGTGTAAATCATAAAGATGAGGTTAAAAGCAATAACTCTGTTTCTAACTTAGAATGGTGCACATGGAGATACAATGCTAATTACGGAACAAGAAACGAACGGTTTAGCAAAAAGAAAATAAATCACCCGAAGATGTCAAAAGCCGTTGTTCAGTGTCGAGAGGATGGTACGTTAATAAGTACATTTGAAAGTGCTAAAGAGGCTGAAAGACAAACGGGTATTAACAATGCTAATATTATCAGTTGCTGTATAGGTAGAAGAAGCTTCCTTACAGCAGGTGGTTACAAATGGAGGTATAAGAATGAGTAAAATATCTTACAAAATATACCCAACGTTGCTGGATTCTTATCAAAATTATATAGATAGTGATAAGATATATCAAAAATATTACGCTTTTTCTGATAATCCCCCATGCGATGAGGATGAGTTTAGGGAAAAACAATTCCAATCTCTTATTGATAGGATAAATAGAGTACCTTTCGATAGTGAAGCTGCTGATAGAGGAACGTGTTTTGGGGAAATCATTGATTGTATGATTGAGAACCGTAAATCTTCTATAATGGAAATTAGCAAGGCATATCACGATGACGGAAAACTTTACGGGATAAAAGCTGTTTACAACAATCGCACTTTCACTTTTCACATTGACCTTTGCCGCGAGTTTGCCAACTACTACAAAGGCGCATTAACCCAACAAAGAGTAGAAGCGATTCTTCCAACCGCATACGGCAATGTTTTGGTTTATGGGGTAATTGACGAGCTGATGCCGGCCAGCGTCCACGACATCAAAACAACCGGAAGCTATACCGTAGGGAAGTTCAAAGACCACCATCAACACCTTGTTTATCCTTATGCTTTGATGCAGAACGGTTCGGATGTACGGACATTTGAGTATAACATTGTAGAGTTCAACAAAGGCGGTTATGTGGTAGATACCTATACGGAAACATACGTTTTCAATCCTGAACGTGATATTCCTATTCTTACTAATCATTGTGAGGAATTTATCCGGTTTTTGGAAGAAAACAGAGAACTTATAACCGATACCAAAATTATATCAAATAATGAGTAG